TCACCTGACCTTTCCGGCCTTGATGGCCTCCATCCCGCAGTTGGGGTGGTACACCTTTTGGCTGATGATGACGTGCGGGTCCACCTGAACATCGATCATCTTGCTGCTGTCTTTGCACTGGGGACAAAGCAGTTTCATCAGGTCACCGCCTTGGATATGGCTTTCTGCACATCCTTCGCCTTCGCCAGGACTCTTGCCCAGCAATCGCCGTCATCGCGGGCGTGATAGTTCCGCACTCCGGCAGGACTGCCAGCACTCGCTTCCCGAGGGACACTACGAGATCGCTGAGCTGGGTAGATGAGGAGGTGGTACTCGTCACAGTAAATCGTTCGAGTTTGTTGCATGGTCGGTTCCTCATAGGCCTCCGAGGAATGCACCGAGTTTGGCGGTGGCTTTGAATTGTGGGATGGGGTCGAGCGTTTTGAAGGCGCTCGTAAAGCTGTTTGAAAGTGACCACATGGTGCGCGGGGTAAAGTCTTCCAGTTGTGGAGAGAAATAAGCGGCGTGGACATCACGCGCCAGGTGGCGCGGGACATCCAAATCGGCTTCGATGAACGCGCGGTAAATGATGAGCTTGGCCGATACGTCGGTGAGCTGTGATTGTCTCCAGCGGTCAACGCCTTCGACCATCGGCTTAAAGTTGCGCTGCATCTGGTCCACTCCGACGGAGATGGCCTCGATGAGCTTGAAGTTCTTGGAATGCTTCGCCAAGACGGGTTCGAAGTCGCCCTGGAAGGCAAGGTTTTGGCACACGAAGACCCGATATCCTACGGTGATTGAAAAGCGGAATCGTTTGGCATTCGAGTTTCTGATGCCGAGGGCGAATCTCGCGCCGTCCAATCCCTGATCGAGTTCCATGACACCGAACATGTCGTTGCCGTCTTTCGAAACAGCGTATTCGTCGTTCATGACGGCGATGTGGCGGAATCCCAGCGTCTCGATCAAAGCATTTGCTATGTCGTGATGCGGGATGGGTTTGTGGGTTGCGGTTCCCGGCGGCGTTGGCACTAAAGCCAATTCCGGTCGGCTCAATTTGCGGTCGTAAGCAACGAGCGTTGAATCCATAAATCTCCTTTGAAGTTGGGAAAGGGCAAATCGAGCAAGTATGCTCGCAACCGCCCAGCGGGTCGAAAGCGCCGGACGGGTGCGAATATGCTTAGGACTGAGGGATGCAGTTCGTGACGACGCCTGACTTAGTCGTGACGACGACCGTTGCGATCGGATCGGCAGTTGGTGCCGAAGCTGTCGGTAACGCTGCAACGAACGCATCGAAGTCAGCCAAGACCTGTGTGAGGGCTGCTTCGTACTGATCTTCCGGAACTGACGCTAACGCCGCGAGTGCTTCGCGGAGAGTTGTTGAATCCATGCGATGGTGATGATTATGTTTTCGACCTTTGCGATGGGTATGAGGTGTCATGCGGTTGCTGATTTGAAAATAAGAGAAATGGAAAACGCTACTGGCCCGAAACTGGCTGGCCTGCGGATGCCGAGGCAAGAGCGGCGGTTTGAACCCCTGAAACGTGGAAGTACGTTGTAAGGATGAAACCGAGGACATTCACCGTCACGGTCAACCAAACGACGTTCGGGAAAACACCAAGCAACGGAAAGAGCAAATTGTACGCTTGCTGAACGACCTGGGTCCAGAAGGTACGGCTCTCAAGAAGGCTATAGTTCATTTTGCGATGTAGATGTGGTTTCGACCTTTTAGATAATCGTCTCGATAACTTCCTCAATCTCTTCAAGGATGGTTTCCTTCTCAGCGGCGGGGGTTTGGGTATCCTGCGCCACGTCCTGAACCACCGCGGCTGAATCCGTCACGATGGCGCTCTTGATCGCATTCGCAGTCGCCGGGTCGATTGCCGTGCCAGATTCAATGACGAAGCGCGGGGTCACGTATTCTTTGTTGATCATCTTGACGGCGAACGCATTGTCCGGGTCAGCGCTATCTATGACGCGGATGTTGTTTTCGTCATAGCCATCGGCAACGACGAAATGGGTGTAGGGAGTGGTGGTGAATGTGGGCGTGGAAGTTCCCCAAAACCCGTTGTCGCATCGGATAAGGAGAAGAACCGCTTTGAACCGGTAGATGAGCTGCTGGAGCGAGGCGAAGTCGAGCGCATCGAAAGCATACGAGGAGATCTTCTTCGGCGCCGCGTTGGTATCCATATACGGCGTAATCGCGGAGAGTTCAGAATATTCTGCAATCGGGAACGTGACGGGGTTTTCCAGCGGCTCATAATCGTCCGCGCCCCACTGCTGGAGGATTTTAAAAAGGGAGCGCATGTCCGTGCCGGCTTCGAGCGGCTGGCCGTCGATTTGCTTCACCCTAATCCAAAGGTAGCGGGGCGTGTAGTGGGGAGCGGAAAGAGGATTTTCATTGCGCTCAAGGATTGCTTTCAGGTGAGAAAGCGCGTGCGGTCCACAGTACGGCGTCTGGCCCTGATAGTTCCTCTGAAGCCAGGTGTTGCCCGGCAAGAAGGTGGCCGGGATTTCTATAGGCGCTGCAACCGAACCGAGCAGGAGATCGCGGTCATCGACTGGACGAGGTAATGCTCCGAGGTTCGTGTAGTCCATTTGCCTTAATCATGGGCGTTCTACGGGATTTGTCCAGTGTGGATAGCGCCGATTTAAGCTGGGTTACGAGAAATGAAGTCCCGAACGGACTGCAACATGAGAGTTGCTTGCTCTTTGGTGTAGTTACCGTAATGGCCGTGAGCTGCGGAGTTACGAAGATCAAGCCATCCAGTGATGCTCTTTAAATCAAGTTTAGAGTAGGCGTTTGCTGTACCGAGTTCGCCATTGAGTGTATCGGCCTTCTTCGGTGAGCCATCTGGCCTCGTTGTGGTGATTGAGTTCTTAACGCACAATTTGCGCAAGTGCTCCTCAAGTACCGAGCCGCAGATCACTGCCGCAGCGTCCTTATAACCTTCATTAAGAAGGTGCTCGGCCATCTCAAGAAAATCAGAAAATACGTCTGCGTGGATCAGTTCTCTAACGTTCTGTAGGTAGCCCTGAGCATATGCATCACGGAGGGACTGTACAATGCCTTTCACTGGCTTTATTGATGTATACGCTCCAGCGATAACGGAGTCGTGGCGGGCATGCGCCAGAGTCTGGTAGGCACTTCCAGGAGGAGCAAGAGCCTCTATAGTTGAAAGCAAGGATGCTAAAACCTCAAAGGTGCGTTCATCTCTTCGAAGATCCGATAAGTCCTCGTATTTGCTACTTGAGATAAGAGCTTGGGCTTTGTTAATCTCACTATCGATTCTCGCAAGAATCGATGCAGTATCGAATACCATTAATGCTCCTTGCAGATTGTCAGAGTCGGTTCTTATGATGCCATAAGGGACACTCCCCTGCCGAGGATGTCTCTCTTTCGGCTTTCACAATCGAAAACGAGACGCCTGACCGGGAGCGGGGGAGTGCGAGAGGCCACATAAATATTCGCTTTTTGAAAGATTGCGCAAAACCGCACTGAGAGTCTACTTTGCGAGCGCTGTTTTGTTCAGTTCGAAAATCTTATCCATGCTCGTGAGCATCCCTTCCGTCCGGCGGCTATTCTCAATAACGTACGCCTTGAAGAAGTCCACGGCGGTGGACATGTTTTTCATGAACTCTTTGAGCTCCGGGTCGCGGTCCTGGAGTATCTCGACATATTGCTTATTCAGTCCGTCCAGGTGCTTCACCCGCTCCTCAAGCCGGATGATCTGGTTGTTCTGCTCCTGCTGGATTTTCTTGTTATCCTCATCCTGCTGCTTCAGTTTCAATTCCAAAGCGTCGGCGCGTTCCTTGATGAGCTTGATCGTCCGCTCGGCATCGAGCATGTCCGCAGATTTCGCATTACTCCTGCCGGACAGCCATTGCGAAATGCCATAAATGATGATGGCGACCAACGTTCCCCATTGGGCTATATTGCCGAGATTGTTTATGAGCGTGCTGGACATTAGTTCAAGACATAGAGCTGGAGTTGGTTTAACGTCCATGTCGGCGTGCCGGTGAAGCCAGACGTTTTCTTAACCTGCGTGAGGAGCGTAAACGCCGATGACAGATTGGCCGCAGTGGCACTTCCACCGATAAAACCAGCGGTTCCAGCCGTGATATTAAACCAGGTTCCTGTGATGTACCCCGCGCTTGACGCGGTCGGGCACATGATCATAACGTCGAAGTAGAGTTGGCTGAGTTGACCAATGCTCGCGACCGCAAAGTTGAACATGGCGGTACCATTCATGCTGACTTGAAATGTACCCGTACTCGAACCGGTTGGGAGTGACAAGGTTGCCATACCGCGTATCCATATGGTCTGTCCGTTCACGATAGCGGGCACGGAATTATAACTGGTCAGCGTTTCGAACGATCCAGTCGTAGTGCTGCTTTGGGTCGGCTGGCTTTGGTCCTGAACCACATGGCCCATGGAGGACAATGCCCATGAGGGGTTAGCAGAAGGGCCACCAGTGGCAAGGTTGTACCCGGCCGTTCCAGGTGCGAGCAGCACCCAGTTCGCGCCGTTGTAGTAGAGAATGTTGCCCTGCACTTCGCTGCCGGGATCGAAAATGACAAGCCCGTTCGCAATTTGGGTCTTGCTTGAAACATAGGTGCCTCCGAGGGTGGGGCGAATATCGTTGTAGATATATCCTTGCCCAGATTGCTGATTTTCGATGTCATAGAGCGCCGTCTCCCCGACGACGTTATAGAGTTCGCAAATCACGATGACACCGGTTGGGTAGGTGGGTGCGACCGGGGTTACATTTTCGGTACCGGTCGTCCACGAAAGCGTCCCAGAGCTGTTGATGGAAAGAACGTCAATCCGGGGATGCGATACAGGAGCAGTGACGGTCGGGGTTGATCCGCCCGTAAAGAGGACACGCGTTGTCCCAACGTAATACGTCCCATCTTCGATATAAAGCTGCATCGTCTGCGCTGTCCACGTTCCTGCCGTGACAGTGATTCCCGTGATGTTGAAGCTGGTAAGGACATCGGAGTTGCCGTTGACGTTCTTGTTGAGCGAGAACGGCACAATATTCGTTGAGGCGCCCGGCCATGCCCAGCCGACATATTGCAGGAGTGTTTGATTGGCGGATGAGGCGGCAACTTGGGTCGAAGTCGTGAGATCAGGTCGGCGAAGGAAATTTACTAAGTTGGTTACGAAGGCGAGCGCAGAGCCGCCGATGAGAACATTGTTCGCAGTCGAACCAATGGACGTAACGGCGGTAACCGTGATGGTCGTGCCATTGATGACGATGGGGACAACCTGGCCGTTCGTGGGCACGGTTCCCAAAGCGAGCGCCCCGAGCTGCTGGTGCGCCATGAGGAATGATCCGCCCCGCGCATCATCGCGCCGGTCGTTGTTCTGGGATGCGAGAATATTCTGGCCAGGCGAATCAGGTCTTGACTTCATGCGTTTGATAGGGCGAAGTCGATTTCAATTGTTGAATCGACGCCCGCAGTTTTGGTGTACGGGCTCGCAAATAGCGCGTGGTTGAACATATTGCCGGAACCGATGCTTGAGCTACCACCAAAGAAAGTTCCCACCTCGTAATACGTTTCATTCGCAAGAACTGCATCCGGGAAGAAGAACTGGACAGCAGCAGTGTTGAATCCTTCGTCGAAGGCATAGCTCACGGACGCGCGGTTCGTTGGAGTCGTGAGAGCAGTATCCGTGTTCGCCGGTGCCGTGTTGCCGGTCCCGATTTCGCCCCATGCGATGCCTAACGGGAAATTGAGTGAACCAATATAGCCGCTGATGAGGTACTGCACCAAAAGGTCGATGCCATAGTTTGAAGAATCTACGATCAGGTTTTTCTGCTCGACTTCGATTCTGCCGCGCCGGAGCATGGCATTTGCATCTTCATGGCGCCCAAGATCGTGGAGGGTCTTGATTTGCTCGATAGTCCCTGCGAGATGCGAACGCAGTACCACCTTGCCGGTGATGCGGAGAAAATCCTTTTCGATTGGCTTCCCGCAAGCGCACATTGCTTTCATGAAATGTTTTGGTAGGGGTTTGATTAACTATAACTACGAATATGAAGCGAAGCCATAGCGCGGCTGTGGAGAAGTAACACCGTACTTGTAGGGCTTTGAGCCCGTGGTCACCGTGATCGTCTCGGCAATCTCCAATGCCTCATCAGCGACTTCAAGGTTTTCGGTCACGGTAGAGTCATCAACTGCCGTCTGGGACGCCTCCTGCTGCAGGATGCTCTGCATGAGGTCCGTGAAGGTGACTACATCCGAGCCGATTGCCTCGATCTGGTATTCAAGCATCCCGTTGGCTCCAGGGGCATATCCAACCGCCGTAATGTCCTTGATGATAAGCGTATCGACAAGGCCAAAGGCAGGAAGGTCGAAGGTGATCGCCTGGCCGATCTTGCATCCGGGGACGAGAGTGTTGAATTTCACGTCCCAGACCGGATGGCCAAACTGGAGGATCTGCGCGGTGGCGCGCGCTTGGGCTTCAGGGACGCTCAAAATCTTCGTATCCGTGATGACGCCCTGATATTCCCCGTAGGTCGCGATGCTCGACGCGTCAGAAGCATGGGCAACAATCGGAACTTTTGCGCTGCCGAACACTTTTACCGTCTGCCCGGTCGTAGGGGCTCCAGCAGTGAATTGAATCCACCGCTGCGCGTCGTTGTACATCACTTGAAAATCGGAAGGGTCATCTTGGTTGGCGATGCCGATGGTCTGGGGTACCCCGTTCAACGTGACGGTCATCGGTGTCGTATCAAAAGCACTGGAATTCGCCTCGTAGGCATAGGACACGCTGAAGAACTGGGTAACGCCGTCCGTCATAAAAGTATCGATCGTGGTCAATGCAGTGAAGGTCTTGGTGTACGTTCCACCGATGACGTATACCGAGTTCTGCATGTTCGTCAGGTTCTGGTCCACGTCGAGCGAATTCCATTCGATGTCGGAGCCGGTATTTCCTCCGGTCGTATTCACGACGATCGGAGCAACACCTCCTTCGCCGACGCCGTCATCAACATCGCCCAAAAAGAAATGGATATCCTTGTTCGCATCGATGTACCAATCCCAGCCGATGAGCGTCGCAAGGGATTGGAGCGCCTTTGATGGCTGCTGGTAATTGAACTTGATCGAAGGGATGAGGAAATTCGCGAACTGAACGTGGTTCGTCGTGAAACCCTTTGCGCCGAGGGGATCGGCCAATGCGACAATGGCCAGCACGATGTCGTGCGGGTCCATGTTGGCATAGTTCTGGCGGATGAGATTACCGTTGAAGAGATATCCCCAGTCGGTGCCCGTGATTTGCCAAGTGAGCATCAGGCCTTCGATCGTCGCTTCGGTTTCTGTCACGGTGCCAGCCCAGATGAGGCCGGTCGAATCGTAGAGATTGATCGTTTGACCGACCGTGGGAACAGTGACACCAGAAAGATTCGCGGCGTTCTGGCTGACCGTAAAGGTGCACGTTCCCACGTCCTTAGTGAGCTGTGACAGAGCAGAAATGCTTTTCCAGTTAACAGAGGAGCTGATGTCAGTGCCGTTGCACTTTATAACGATTGGGTTCGGCATCAAACGGAATAGTTAGTTACGGGGCGCAAGCCGCGCAGGATTTGCTTCGCGAGCAGGTTGCCGATCTGCTTCATGGTCGAATCGTCTGCAGGAAAAATACCACCTTGGATTTGGATAATGATCTGTTGCTGTCCGCCGCCATAACCGCCTCCCCCGCCTGAAAGCGGTATGACGGCTTCCGGCCCGGATTCTCCGATGAGTGCCAACGTCGGCTGGGTCACTAATCCGCCTTCGGCAAGCATGGGAATGTCCGGGATGCTGAAACCGAGGTTCACAGCCGGCGTTGCGAGGCTCGTTCCTGGAATTTTGATTGATGGTAAGGAAATGTGAAGCGAGTCGAGCGCGTTGATAAAGCCATTAATGGCAGAGATGACATCGTTTACACCGGTCTTGACTATATTTTCGATGGTCTGCCAAATGTTCTGAACGATGGTGCTCATGTCGGTCCACGAAGTCGTCCAGATAGTTTTGATGTCGTCGAGGCCGGTTTCAAAAAGCTGCTTCTGAGCATTCCAGGTGGTGGTGAAGAATGTGCTGATGCCGTTCCAAATGGTCTCCGTGTCGGTTTTGATGAGGTTCCAGTTATCGATGATGACCGCTGCCACCAGGGCCACGACGGCGGCGATTGCTAACGCTGCCGCCGCGAATGCAGAGCCGACGGCGGCGATAACAATGCCGACAAGGGTCATGACGGCGAGGAGCGCTGTAAAGACAACGATGCCCGCGACGAGCGCTTCGGTGAGTTTAGGATGTTCAGCCGTCCAATTTGCAATCCCCGTAATGATGGGCAAGAGAGCTTTTGCAAGCGCATCAAGGTCGGGAAGCAGATCATTGCCTACTTGCGTACCGAGTGACGTGAGTGAATTGTTGAGCTGCGTAAGCCCAGCGCCCGGTGCCTGCGCTGCCGTTTGCGCCATCCCGCCGACCTGGGCATTCAAGGCCTGGATGATGGCAGCATCGGCTCCAGCGGTATTGCCCACCTTCGCCATGTTCTCAATCATGGTGACAGTTGCGGCCGGGAATTGGATGGTGCCCTGCCGGATAAGCTGATTGAGTCCGGCAACCGGATCGGCAAGGGCATTTGCGAGGAGCTTCGTAGCGTTCGGTAGGTTATCGCTCAACGTCCCAGAGGTTTGGGACATCTTGGTCGCAAGATCAGCCGCAAGCAAGGTGAGGGATTGGTATGACCCCTGGAGGTCTTTGTTACTTAAAATCAGCCCTTCGGATTGGAGGGGTTGTTGGGTTAAAAGCGTCGTCGATTGGATCTGCTCGGCGTACGCCTGGACCTGCGATACGGGGATTGACGAGCCGGTATCCTTGAGGGTCTGTGCAATGATGGCGGATTCCTCATCCCACGATTGAGCGGAAGTGATGGCGCTCGACACCGCGCTCTCTACCGCATAGAAGGCAATGCCCGCGGCAACCCCGATGCTCGTGAAACTGCCCTTCGACAGTTCGTTCGAAGCATCAACCTCCTCGTTGGCCGCAACGATTTCATCCGCGACTTCCTGTGCCGTCTGCCCCGTGGCTTCCATCTTGATCAGGATTTCGTCCTCAGCGAGGCCGGTGGCTTCGGCTGCCGCCTCAACAGACGCCATGAATTCGTTAAACGACGCGGTAGTCGAATCGACCATCGTCGTAACGGCTTGTGTTGTTCCCTCGAAGTTCGCGTCAATTTCGCCAGTCGCCTCAGACGCGGCTTCCGACATGGCCGCCATCGACTCGCTTATCTGATCAAAAGAGGCCGACGCTTCATCGACTGCGGAGATGACAATTTCCAAGTTCGATTCGCCGTCGGCCATGTTTTGAAGTTTGTTATTATTTTTCGGCTAGAGCGGTTACCGCCTCGCGGATGTCGAGAAGCACTTCGAGGACGAGATAGAGCATCCTCGTTGGGCCGTTAATGCCGGGAGCCAGGCCATTGATGCTCTTTGCCTGTTCCTTGATTTCTTCGCGCGTTTTCATATTTGTTGCATAGGTAGGTTTCGACCTTTCGACCCGCACACTATGCACCAAAAGCGGAATTCTGGCAAGAGCTAGCCCTTTGCTCTGCGCCTAGCTTCTTCAGCCTCGTTTTGGAGCATCGAGAGGAGCATCGTGACGAACCATTGCGGAGAATCACAATACTCATGCCACGTCCATCCCATTTCCCGGCAGATGACGGCTGCTTTCATCTGAGGTGGGAGTGACGCGCGGCCATTGGCGAAGAACGAATGCCAGAGATGCTCTACTGACTCGTCTTCGCCGATGTAAAATCCCCTTCGATGATCTTCGCTATCTCCTTGCTCAGGAAAATGTAATCCGGCAATGCGAGCGCGCGGAGGAGATTGGGAATGTCTTCCTTCACGCCGTTTAGAGAAACGACGGCGAGGTCGAGAACTTTCTTCGCAAGCTGCTTCTTTGACAATTCTTGCCCGTTCGGGGCTTCGTTGATGTCGAGGAATTCGCCTGCGGTGAGGAACTCCTTGAGCTCGGCGCTGCCGCCGGAGGGCAAGGTGACTGACTTGATTGGGGTATCTGACATTGTGGTGAGGATTTAGGTTTATGTGCTACGCATACGTTCCGCTGACCGTGTTGGTCAAAACTGCCGTTATCATCGCGCTGTCGGCGAGCTTGTAAGTGCCACGGAATTTGACGGTCTGATATGTAAGGTCTTTGACCTTGATCGGCCTAGAATACTCTGTGAAGAACACCTGGTTGAGCGTTATCTTCAATTCCGGATTGGTAGAGGAGCCAATGATGACGTCGGTGTTCTTGAGGTCGATCAACATCGCCTGCCCGACGTTCGGAGTGGCAAGGGCGACGGTCTTGAAGTCGGTGAGGTTCTGGTAGATCGCTTCGAGCTGGCCTTCGACTTTGAATTCCTTGTTGAGGAAATCAGCCGGGGCGACATTGCCCAACACTTCCTGGTCTTCAATGTTTTCGTCAACGGTGAGCTTGATGCTCTTAAGGGCAATCGCGCTTGCGCCGGACAAACCCGCGACGGCCGTCGCATACTTGAAAGTCATGTACTGCGGGATGAAACGGTTTTCGGCCAGGATGGACGGGGTGAACGCTGATTGCGACACGCCCTTAAGGGCGCGGGCCGAACACGAAAGCTGGACGAATTTCTTCAGCTCCGCGTCGATGTCCATCTTGTGGATGACACCGTTCGCATGCGAGTAGTCCGTACCCGAGAGCGGGTCATGGATAAAGAGGGTGAGGGACTGGTGTTGTGCCGTCTCGCCGATCGTGAAGGTGTGGTCGTAAACCACGGTCTCACCGGCGTGGGTTGCTACTGTCTGCGCGCCCAAGAGTGAGAGGAACAATAGGCCGGTGCTCTGGTCCATCATGGGAACCTTGAACGAGCCATCCGCATAATTCTTTATGCGGTATTCGTTGACGGCATTTTCGATGACGCCGACAGCTTGGTCGGCAACTGCGTTCTCGTACTTTTCGTCGATTGCGAGATCATCAAACGGAAGCCAATATGTTGCCGCCGATATCGCGGTTCCTCGGGTAGCTTCCTTTGCCAAGCCGAAGGCGAATAGGCGGCCGATTCCTTTTGCTGCCATAGTTACTGGTTGTTGGTTTCAGATTCTTCGACCTTTTCTTCCGCCGGTGCGATCGGCTCGCGAGTATCTTTGTGGATCTCTTCCGCCTGCTCGCGGTTTGGGGCTTTGACGGTCATCGGCTTCCAAATCCCGCCGCCAGGGAAGAAGTACTCCCACATGAGTTGTGAAACTGCCCTCTGGCTCGTCGGCGTATCAGCGGCCTTATTCTTCACCTCATCGGGCGACATCATCTTGTTCTCTTTGTTTGCGATATCCATTTAGGTTGTATTGGTTTATTGAACGCCTGCGGGCACAATCTGTTTTGCCTTAACTATGATGTAAAAACCTGAATATGTTAAGGTCGAGCTATTCACAGGCCCCGGCGGGGCAAGGGTCGTGGCCGCTACGCCTCCATTCGCATAGCCCTGCAAGGTCACGTCACCATCGAATTCCCCGAGGACAGAATCGATCAGGTACTCAAGATACGTCGGGTCATTCTTTGGCATATTGTCCGGGGTAGTGACGACAAGGATGAGCCATTCGTATTCCCGGAGATTGGTGGCCGTGTCCTCGTAATCGCTCGATGGGACGTTCACGGCAGAGACGACGGCCGCGGGGAAACCGGCAAAGGTGTAATCGGCGATGTTGAGCTTCGAGCCGTCATCTACGACGTAAGAATTTAGAACTCCCGCCTGGACGAGTGCCTGAAGGTCGTTCACTATCGCCTGCTTCATGTTTTGAGAAAACGATTTAGCCATTGGCGGATTGTGTTATTGCTTCGTTGACCTGGTCGAGCGCTTGGACGAATAGCGTTTCAATTTCCGGCTGGGCGGCGGCCACGATTCTGCCCATAAAATCATTGGGCTTATTTCCCGGATGATGAACGATGGTGCCGAAGATTTGCCCCGTATTCGCGTTGGCAAGAACTTGTTTGTTCACTGGGCGAATGATGTGGGGCGCGGTGCCGAACTCTACGAATGGTGCATATGCGGCGCGGGGATACCACCTCGCCTGCAACTGCCCGATGTCGAATCCCCAGTTTTGTAGGAGGTAGCCGGTTCTCACGGGTACAGTGGCTGCGGTCGTAAACTTAGCCAGGATCGCCTGCGCAGCGACGATCGCTTTCTGGATGATGGGCGCAGAGATCGAAGGATAGTCGGCCAGTGCCGCTTGCAGGGCCGGTAGATTGGGGATGGAAACGGCAAAAGTATTCATGTCAGAAAACGTTGCCGACGCGTTTGTAATTCGTGATGACCTGCTTGTCCATTGCGTCGAGGTCATCTTTCCATGAGATCGTCGCCCCGGTGATTCCCTCGCCCGATTTCCCAGCGGTCTTCAATCGCTTAAAAATCCGCTCCACGATGTTGTCGCAAGTGTTTGTGAGGTCGGCCGGGAGCTGGTGCGTGCTTCCATTTCCTGCGTTCTGCCAGTCAACCGGATACCCTGCCACGTAGGTGGCGCGGAGCATGTTGTTATAGATCCGCGGCATGACTCCGTACACGCGGATAATGCCCGAATAGCCCTGTTGGTCGAGCTCGAATTGGTCGGTGATGAAATTCGTCCATGCGGGATTGCTCGGTGTCCCCGCCCGCCATTGGAATGAGATGAGGCCTGATATCTCAAATGAGGCGTTCGAGAGGGTGACCTGAGCTGGCTGGCTCATGGTGATTGCTCCATTCGAGCCAACAGAAGCGACCGTCGTTCCCTGCGGGAAGAGGCCTTGAATGTTGTAGAGCGGCATCCCGGCAACGATGCCGGTGTACGGTGCAACGGTGACGGTAGCGGAACCCTGCGTCAGATTTCCCGTGACGATGAGATAGGCAACGGGGGAATTGCGGAGCAAAAGATATTCCTGCTTCGTTCCTCGCACGCTGTACACCTCGTTCGTGTACGTCTTCTGGACGAAATGCCCATCGTTCGGATAACGTTCCAATCCGCTCTTGCCGCACTGCCGCTCGATGAAATCCGTTGCGGAGTTGATGATGCGCGTCAAAAGCCGGTCGTTATCGTTCAGCGTGATTTGTTCGCGCTCCTTAAAGCGTTCGAGCGTAGTTAAAGAGTATGGATAGACCTTTTCTTGGACTGTTGGCATGGGATTGCGGGAATCCGCTATGAATTCCTCGCTTCTTGGCACTTACCTCACCGGAAAGTGCCAAGCGTGCGAAGAACGAATACTTAGGTATTCGAACTGCCCTGATTCGGAACTGGGAGCTGCTGAGGCGGGCCGCCCTGCACGATCTCCGCGAAGCCGAGGATTGCCGGGGATGAGCCGCCGGTAAAGCTCGGAGTGATCACCGCCCGAAGGTACTGGTGCCGGTTAAGGTTGAGGCCTTCGATGCGTGCCGCGTTCTCTGCCGAAAGCGTGAGCGTCTCGCTCGTGTTGGACGAGGTAGCGTTCGCGCTCATGGTCGCCGTCGTATTCGCCGCGCTTGCAGCGAGGACGAGCGCCGTGATTACGGTGCCGGTCGGGATACCCGTGCCTGAGACGGCCTGCCCGACGTACAACCCCGTGTTCGACGAAAAGTTCGAAAGCTGGTTCGAACCGCTCACCGTGTTCGCCGTAAGCGACAGCGGCGGCGTCAGCGTAAAGCCGATGACCGTCCCCGTGTTATCGAGGGCGTTCGCCCATCCGCTATTGCCGGTCGTGGACTCTTGGAGAGTAACGACAAGCGACGCGCCGGTCGGGGAACCCGACGCAGCTGCGGCATAGGCACGAAGACAAGCATCCGTAAAACCGGATGTATTCACCGTGTTGCCGTTCACTGCCGAGGAACCCGAGAAGGACTGCGGCGGAAGGCTTACGCCTCCCTGGAATGCAACGCCATCATAAATTGATCCGCGCATTTCATTGGTTGATTGGCCCCTGCCTCCCCTCGACTTTATTTGGGAGGGACGAAGCACAATACCCAGATACTGCAAAGAGTTGCCTAGATACTGTGGCTCGCGGGCGGTTTATTCATCCGCTCCGGCCTGCGCTTAGGAAAGAACACAGGCCGGGAATCGGACTTGGTCAAACTTAGGACGCTGAGGTCGAGACGACGCAGAACGCCTTCGGCAGCACCACGACGAGCGCATGGCGGTGCTTGTAGATGATACCGGTCTGGTCAGCCAAACCGAGCTCTTTGCCCGCCCACACGCCTGACTGGAAGTTGCCGATGCGCATATCGCCCTTGTCGCCGAACGCCAACGCTTTCATGTTTCCGAAGATCATGAAAGCTGTCGAAGCGTTCGTTGTGCCAACCACATACGACGGGAGCCAGCGGTTCGTGAAAACCGGGAAGCCCATCATGTTGCCAGCTTTGCGGATCGGGCCGCCGGTCGGGTCTTTTTCAAGGCCCGAGTCGTTGGCTGCGAATGCTCCGAAGAACAGGAACGGCAAGCCGGAGGTTGAGGCCTCCTTCTGCGCGATCGCTGCCCATACGGTGCGGTGCATGTACCAAGCACAGCCGTCCAAGATGGATTCCTCCATCTGGGCGACGACGTTCGACGCATCGACCACGGGGTCGAACTTGGAGTAGTTCGTGCCACCCGTTGCGAGCGTGTACGTGTTGGTACCCGTGACCTGCATGATGCCCTGGAAAGGCCCCGGAGCGGTTGAAGAACCACCCACAAAGCCCTGCTGGTCGATCATGTTGGCCAACGCCTCACCTGCCATTGCTAAGAGCCACTCGCCGAGCGATACGGAGGAATCCGACAAAAGGTCGTTACCTACGACGAACGGGAGCTGCCACTTGCGGGCGATGAGGACGGCCTGGCCGAAGGTCAGACCCTGCACGGTCGAAGGAAGGTCAACGCCGACATACTGGCCCGTCAAAAACGCGCCGGTATAGTTCGGGATGCCCAACTCGTCGGTCTTCATCGGCCAGTTCTGCGCTTGGCGCATAACGGTACCGACGGAAGCCGCGATACGCAAGATCGCCGCTGCGATTTCCGGTTGAACCAGATAGCCGCCGCGATTATCCTGCTCTTCGATCAATGCCTCGTTCGCTTTGGTGACGGTCACCCGGACGGCTTTGGTCTCATGGCCCTTATAGGCCTCGATGACCTGCGAAGCAAAATCTTTTTTTTGCTCCGAAGTGAGTCCGGTGATGTCCGTGCCCCTCAGGGAACGCTCGACAAGCATCGCTTCGACAACCTGGCGGGCGGTCTTTTTGGAGACCTCCTCCATGTTGGTGAGCGACTTTTCGAAAGCGTCGTTGAACGACGTGGCGACGGTCTCGCTTACGGCGGTCAACAATTTCTTTTCATCCATTAAATTCAGGATTGGGAATAGGTCTATTTGCCCGAAGCGTGAACTTCCTTGATCTTTTCGTTGATCTGGCGAAGAGCACCCTCCGAAGCAGTTTTGACCTGCCTCACGAGCCGCTGGGTAAAGAGATAGGTCTCCAATTCAGCACTTGCTCCCGAGGTGCTCGACCTTGAGTTCAGGGCCTTCTCGTCGTCGGACTCATCGTCCTTCGGCTTTTTGGAAGGTTCCTCCCCTCCGTCGCCGTCTTCAGAGCCCATGAGCTCTTTGATGGCCGCGGTTGTCTCGTTGTGATGGGATTCCATCTTTTCCAAGATGGCTTTCAGTTTCTCCTTGTTCTTCGCGGAGATGGCGCGCCCGGCTTTCTGCGATGATTCTGCGAGGGCTTTTTCTTCTTCAGATTTGCCGTCATCTTCGCCTTCGCCCATCTCTGCCTTCGCCATGTCCATATGGGCTTTCTCGTGGCGGTCAAGCTCAACGGCCATCGCCTTTTCGCATTTCGTAAATGCCTGTTCGCGCTCATCAGAGCCATGAGCTTCTGCATGGTCGGCTTTGAATTCATCGATGGCCTTGTGGAACGCTTTGACGTGCTTCAAATGTTCGGCTTTCATTTCGGACTTGAATTCATTGATGGCTTTCTCGTCCTTGTTCGGCTCGCGGCCCATCGTCTCGTAAGAATCATCGATGGCCTTCATGCACTTTTTCAAATGCTCGCCGTGCTCTTCGTCGAGGGCGTCCTTGAACTCTTCGATGGCTTTCTCGTGCTCCGAATTGTCGTTCGCATCCTCGTCTTCCTTGTGCGCCTTGCCTTCGGTGGCACCTTCTTCATCGGCCATCGCTTTGGTGTCAAATTCGTCGATATGCTTTGCAACGGCCTTACTGTGCCGCTCATGTTCTGCTTTTAACTTTTTGGTGAGTTCGTTGTTCATATCAGTTTCTGTTTTTTGCGACTTGTCCCGTTCGGGAACGCAGATCATCTGGCCGGGGTCTTTGGGATTCTCTGCGAGGACTCCCGGCGTCCCGTCATCCAGCTCGCAGGCATCCCCCACCTGGGGCGATTTGTTCACTGGTTCCATGAGCTCGGGACTTTTTTTTAGAATGTCGAATAGCTCGATGGCTTTCTCATAGTCCGGCGCCTCCTTGCCGAACTCGGCGTAATGGCGTTTTAAGTGCGAATACACCGCCTTCTTATCCCCTTCCGGGATCTTCACGCCGCCGCGCGAGCCCATCAAGGCGCCCATCGCAGCCGCAACGCCGCGCCAATTCGCTTTCATGCTCTCCGCCTCGTGATGGGGCAGTTTGTATGCTGATTTCTTGTCTGCGTTTTCGCCATCAAACCACGCGCAGATGGATTTCAGTTTGTCGAGGTCATCACCACATGCTTTGACTTGTGCCGGGCCGTCCCACGCAGCATCGGTATCTTCCTCGATGCCATGCGACTTGTAGGGGACCGGACCTTTGGTGGCGAACGAGAGCCCTTTCATCACGAGCTCCGCCATGTTGAGGTTCATCCGTTTTGTGTCGCGGATGGACAAGGCAAAGGGATTTGCCGGAACGGGGACGAAGCTGAACTCCAGAAGTTCAAGCTCTCCGTCCTCGTGCTGGATATACCCTACGGACGTGGTGTTGATGTAGCCCGCTTCGTACAAGCCAGCGATTTCGCCGGCAAATGAATTGAGTTCAGAGGGAGCAAATTTGCCTTCTGCGACGAGCTTCCCGTTTTGGATTGAGATGCCGGTGCAGATGCCGATCGGCGGGGTGGAATAGTCATGCGCCCAGAGGACGACGGGGTTCTTCTCATAATTGTCGAGCTTCCACTTGGACTGGTCGATCATATCGCCCTGCCGGTCCTCGTCTGAAGTCGAGATGATTACTTTGAAGGTGCCGCCGTCCTCTGCGGCTTTGATCCCTGAAACGACTGGCTGGTTCTTAAGGAGGGCTGCTTGGAAGTCCTTGAGGAGTTCTGCCGAGAATTGTTTTAGTGATTCTTTCATTCCCTCCGTGAGGTGTCGTCTTAGTAGGGGAGCTGGTCAAATGAAATGCGGAGAATGGTCGTCGTCGGAACTGTAAGGCTGGCGCCCGTGCCGTTCGTGTAAGCAATCCATGCGGTGCCGGTAACGCCGTTCGTGGAAGTCAGAATGCAGCCGGAGATAAATACCGTCGTAGTCGCCGTGCTGCCGCTGCAAATCGCTCCCAGGCTCAATCCGAGTGTTTCTGGAATAGTTATCGTCGTACTCGCTGATGAAGTTGTTGAACCGAATGCTGCAAGGGTAGCCGCCGTGGACGGAGTTCCCGATGCCATTACATACGCCGTAAGGCCGTGGTACTGATCGGAACCGCCGACGCTCAATCCGTTCTGGGCGTCGTCTGCTAATGAGCCGGCCGGATAAATGTAACCATTGCCGGTCAGACCGCCGGTGGTCGTCGCCGCATGCAGCTGAGGAGTGATGCCTCCCGAAAAGTCGCCGCCGGTAACTGGGGCAGCGAAGAGATGCGCACCGACGATACCGCCAACCAACGCTACTGCGAGAACCGCTATCAAACCTCCAATGATTGTTTTGTTATTCATGCCTTTACTGTAATGTTTGCGACCTTTATTGGGAAGATAGCGAGGGTGTGTATAACTTCAGTTGTTCGATTTCGGGAGGGAGGGTTCGACGATGATCTTCACACCGTTCCACGTGAGGACCTCGGTGGACCACGTCGCTGTGATCTGGGCAAGGAATGTTCCGGGGCTCGGGAAGTTTCCGGAAGCCACCAAGTAGTGGCAGGTGCCGGAGCTGGCACTGTCCACGGCCATTGCACCGCTGAATAACGCAGTTTGGGTCGGGTCTTGGCTGTCCTGCACGGTAATGACAAGCGACGAAATGCCGGTAAGGTTCACGGCGTTGCCGCTGCCGTCTTCAAGCGTAAAGGGAAGCTGGTAACCATAATCCCCTTGGGTAACGATTTGGGGCTGGATCATAATTCGAGGGTGGTTTGGTTTGTTTCGGGATCAGAGAGCGTCATGGAGCGGAAGCGGAGCATGAGGGCGAGCTGGGAAATGCCGGTCTGAAGTATCCGCATCCCAAGCATGACAAGGGGCGCAATCGGCGCGAAGGAAGAGCTCTGTCGCTCCGATCCGTACGTATTGGTTCCGTAGCCAGAAAAGCCGTACAAGGTAGTAGTGAATTAGTTATTTATGAAGACGCTAGCAATCGACACGGCCTTGTTCGGGTTCTTTTCATTGGAATATGACATGACCGACGAATTTAACAATTCCGTTCAGCCAATCGTCGAGATTGGGCGGAATCACGCCAAACGCTGTTTCTGTTCCGATGTGGTAGAAGCCAGTCGAGGTAGCCGCATCATCAGGAGCGTTCTGGTTGTTATACTCCGTCGTGATCCATTGGGACGTAAGCGGGGTTTGTGAGAGCCGTAGTTCGGACATAGCGCCGGTTAATTCACCATTCGCGACACCATTTTGTCCAATCTTAAATCCTGGCTGTCCAGCGGGGAATGAGCTTGCAGTGAATGTTCCGAGCGTAGAAGTAGTTAATAATTTCGCATTCTGATAAACAGACCATAAGTTCGTGCTTGAGTTCGCTACGATGGTGAGTTGCGCCCATTTACTGGTACTTGCGACTGGCGTGAAGGGACCAAGACGCGAACCACGAAATGTGCCTTCATAGATGCTACCTCCAAAGCTATAAAAGTTCGCATCACCGTTAGCGACGCTCCATATTCCTTGCGTACCACCGCCATTTGCTCTCACCCACATCTCTAGCGTCGCCTGTCCGGCAGTAAAGGGATTGGAGATAGTTGTAGTTGCAGAATCGGGATTCGCTCCATTGAACGCGGTGCCGTTCCCGAAGGGAGTTGTCGTTGCCCCAAAGGTAAGTGTGCTGACTTTGGTGAAGTTCTCAGCATTCACCGTGCTATCGCTCGCATTATAGAGATGCCACACGCCGACATAGTTCGAGTTCCAGGTCGAAGTCGGGTTGCTCTGGTCAGTGTTCACTGCTGAAGCGTCATAGCACGCGTAGATGACCGTTCCTGTCTGTAGGGTCGGGATGTTCACCCAGTCACGTAGTGCGCCAGTGGAAGATGAGTAGGTTTGCGTTTGAAAATTGAGGTATCCTCCTGCAGTGCAATTGGCTGACGAGGTAGCAAAAACCAAATCGCATGGCTCCTGGATACCGCCGGGTGCCGTGCAAAGGTTTTGGATATCGCCTCCATGAGATGATGACTCCCAAGAAGTGAGCGTTGAAGAAACCAGCATGGGGAAATTGGTGTTCGTGCCAGATGCGATGGAAGCAGTGGAAGTTACCGTAATAGTGCGGTAGAAGGAAAACGATGCGGCTAACGCTTGCGGAGAAAATTGGATAAACGAAACGACCGCGCCGATCGCGATGAGGAGGAGGTAGATTGTTCGTGCTTCGTTTTTCATCAGAGGCAAGTTGAGGTGCTTAGCTGCCACGCAATCGTACTCGATACCTGAAAGTCGGCGTAGACGATGGTTGTACCCGATGCTTGACTCGGGGTCATTTCCAGGCAGCCCGTTCGGTATGTTGAGGTTGCCGTTGAGGTCGCGCCGATCATCACGGTCGAGGTCTGTTGAGTGGGACTCCACGTATAGAGCTGGACACCGCCAGACGTCGTCGTAGTGCCGACGGATAATGCAGTCGCAATCGTCGTCGTACCCGTTATCGAAACGGTACCCGTGGCGACCACATTGCCGACGGTAATCGTCTGGGCAAATCCTGGCGCGCCATCGGATCGCAGGAATGTGGTCGCTGAACCATTAATCGGTGCCTGACTCGTGATTAACCCAGTTGGATTAGCGCCTGTTCCACCCCCGCCCGAAGGGGTTGACGTCGAGACGAGGTTTTTATTCGCATCGAAATAAGCAAAACTATTGGCATTTACAGTGCTTGTCGAGGCGCGAAACGTTCCTGCTGATACGACCGTTGACGAGGTATCTCCATAGGTGCCATCATTGTTGAACTCCATCACTCCCGCCGATGGGTTCGCTTCGTAAACATCTATTGCTGTCGAGGGGAGTTGCCATTCGATAGTAGATGAACCAGTGGTATTATCATTATAGTTCGACATCAACATACGGCTACCATTGTAGAGATTCAATTGCCCCTGGCTGTTGATTGATGATGGGAAATTAGTTCCTGTGATTCCCTCTAAGACAGTATTCACATGCGCAGTATTCGCCACGTTAAAGTTTCCCTGACTCCCCGTTTCCCAAAGGTTTGTACCGTCAGACCAAAATTGGAATGACGTTTGCCCTCCTCTCGGTGCCCAGTTACCAACAGGGATAGAATTACAGAGCTCCCATGAATCCGAAGCCGAGCAATAAACCGGGTTGGTTGAAGTTGGCCATGTGACATTGACTTCTTGTGGCACCGATATAAGTGTCGAAGTATTATTGATGATTACATTGACAAACTGATTCAGGGGAAGGTTGAGGAAGGTCGGAAGCACACTGAATAAAGTGGTCGTCGTATCGAGGGCTTCACAGGTGCTTGAGCTGGCAAAATTACACGAGAAGGCGCCCGTGCTGCTATTGATGAGGGTCGTGAATCCCGGATTAAGAGCAACCGTCCCTGTCGTATTGATGGGATTCGGTGACGTCGTAATGCCAAAGCCAGGGTAGATGCCGGAGACGGTGCCGCAAGTCGTGGTTGCTACTGCGCCAGCTGTTCCGATATCAAGACACGGGTTTCCCGAAGAACCAAGAGATGTAATGGAAAGATAGGTGGTCGTCGCACTGCCCTTCACCGTAGTAGAGCCCACGGTCAAAGTTCCCTGAATAGTGGATGCCCCAGTTCCAGCGTAAAGGCTACTCCAGCGATTGCTCGCGGTACCGAGCGGAATAGTATTGTCGAGCCCTGATGAGGGAGCCACCGAACTTGTCGCAATGGAAATTACATCCTGATACGTCCCGCCTCCCGCAGGAAGTTCGAAATCAATTTGGTTCCATGAACCTGACTGGCAACCGATGCGCAATGCATTGAACGTGCTATCGAGATACTGGAAGCAGGGTGGATTGCTCCCGTTGATAGTGACTCCATTTGCGAAAGCAATAGGAGTTCCCTGGATTGCATAAGACGTTCCGACGGCGACCGGTCCTTGCGTTGTCTCAGCCCCGTTCACCTGAAGCTGGGAACCGTTGTCCGTCGTTGACGTTCCCACTTCGACATTGCCGCCGTTCGCCTGAAGAACTAATAAACGAAGCGAACCACTGCCAGATTGTTCGGTGCTGACATTCGCAAATCCATTGACGGATTTTCCAAGATGGAGGCATTCGTAGTTCGATCCTCCCCCTGAAGCATTGATGTCGTTCGAACAAATGTCTTCCCACGCCGCGCCGTAGATGTTATTACCGAAGGCATTCGTTGTTGTGTTTCCGTGCGGGAAAATGTCGAACGCGATAGAGGTATTGGTGGCGATGGGGGTTACATAGGGGACAGGGATACCAACACTCTGCCGGCCACCGAAGGCAAACGTGTCAGATGCGTTCGTATCGGGCGCCTCTTGGAGGGTACCGCTCGCAATCGAGAGTACTTCGGTTGAACTCGTATAGGTCAGTTGCGAAAAACCGGTAAGGGTTCCCGACGTATTGAAAACAGCGACGTAGGTCGAAGTAGATGGCCCAACGGTACCTGATCCACCTGCTGTGACTGTGATTGCGGTCGAAGTTGTGGTTGTGGCCACGGAGCATCCCGAAATACAAGTAACTGCATAGGTTACCGTGCCAGTATTGGTGTTGAATGAGGTAACACCGGTATTCGTGAATGTCCCTGTAGCTCCTGAAACCGAATAGGAAATGCCTGTACCTACCGAGAAAAGAAATGGATTGATGAGCTGCCATGAGCCATTCAGATAGACCAGGGAACCTGTTGCGTTCGCTGGGATCGGCGATCCGTTGAGGCCGATGACTTTATACACTGGCGTGAGAGAAGTTGCGCCTAATGCGGTGCCTGACACATCCCCCGACGGCGTAAGCGTTATCGTTTGATTGCCTGAAATGTAGGCGCTCGGATTGCTTGCAAGATAGAACGTTGTCGAATTCACACCCTGCCAGGTGCCAGCCCAGTTGCCGGTGTTGATGATTGAAAAGGTCGTGGTGGCGCCGCCCACCGTGCTCGTGACCGTCGTACCGTCGCCGATGATATGGAACACCGCTGCTTGCTGCCCATTGATTGTCGTCGTGGCAATCACCGTCGCTGCAATAGTCACGCTGCCTGACGCATTTGTAATCAGGATATTTGTACCGGGCGTCAGCGTTGCCGGTGTATAGGTGCCGGAGCCATTGCCGATAAGGACTGTCCCCGATGCCGGAGTAAGATTCGATCCAGTGCCACCAGCGGGAGGAAGCAAAAGCGGCGTATATGCCAACGCCCGCAGCGCTCCGATGCCGAGAAACACCGTTGCCACTGCCACTGCAAAAGCCCAGGTTCCTTTCTTCATGTGTGTTGGGATTATTTGTTAATAATTATGCGACTATTTTCCAATTCGCGCCATCCGACACCATGGTGATAGCCGAGTACTGTGTGACCAAGGGCTGGGTTGACGCGCCGTCTATCGTCTGGGCTGATGTCGTGGCAACGGTAATTGTTCCTGTGCCGCTATTTTTGACGGTATACGTCTTGCCGGAAACACTCACCGCAGTCGGGAGCGTCGCCGTGAAGGTTCCCGAGGTGCAATCTACCATCTCGTCGGTCGTCTTAATGGCATACGTTCCCGTCGCGGCGACGTATGCTTTTCTTCCGATGATGACGCCCGCAGTGCTCACCGTCCCGAAAGCGCCTGTACTGTTGGTCCATCCGTCACTCGTTGCTGCGATTGAACCGACCACGTTCGTGACAGAAGAACCCACATTATTGAAACCATGCCACGTCACAATCCCCGATCCCTGGATGGTGCAGAACGAGGTGACAGTCTGTCCCCCAAAAGCGCGGGTGATGACTCCCGTGAGGGTGACCGTTCCTCCGTTCAAAATGAAAGTCGTCGGTGAGTTGCCGGACGTGGTCGAGTCGTTGAAGAACACGCAACCGACAAAATTGACTTGCGTGGCTGGGTTGTCGTCGATGACCACATAGTCGTATGGCCCCCATGCAGTGTTGCCGGGGTTCTCAAAATGTGTGCCGATGAAGGTCACGTTGTTCGCCTGCTGGATTCTGACCTGGCAGTCATCGAAGCTGCCGCCAATGATCGTGAGAGACGCCACAGCCGAGTTGTCGATGAAGAATCCGTTCGTGGGGGAATTACCAGCCGGATCTACACAGAAGACGTTCAGGAACGTGATGCCCTCGCCAGAGTTCGTGACGCTCGCATCCGTGCCACCGAGGTACATGTTTTGCCCGCAGTTTCTGAAAACGACATTTTCAAGCGCCCACATGTAGGTATTCGATCCTTGTACGAGTCCTTGGCCAAACCCCTCAATCTTGCAGAAGTTAACGATCGCGCCCGCTGCTCCGTTCGTACCACCGAGGAAAACTCCCACTTCTGGGTTAGTGGTGGAAGTGTTGTTGCCTTTGAGCGTGATGTCCCTCATGACCTCGTACTTCGCGTGTTCCGAACTCGCACCATCGCCCTGATAGCCGCAGTTGACAGTAACTGCTTTGGTGCTTGAACCACCCGTGAACGTAAGAATCGTACCGTCGCCTGGTGTGCCGCGAAGGCTCGCACGTACGCCGTCAGTGCCAAAGACAATGGGAGTCGAGAACGAGAAGCTCCCGGCCGGGATCGTGATGATGACGGATTTGAGACCCGCAGCGACGGCGGTCGCATAAGCTGCGTTTACGGCACCTCCGATATCATTGGAGCCGGTTAAGAATGTCGATGCGTCGAGGACTGTATTGAAACTGCGTGCTACGAGGAGCCCGGCTGGCGATAGGGAAGCATACGCGCCCGTGCCGTTCCACCACGCGGAGGATGCGGAAGTCGTACCTGCAACATTCGTAACGGCAGTGGCAATATTCCTAAAACCAATCCAGCGAAAGGCGTCTGCTGATGAACCGTTGAGGGAAATAAGAAAGGTAGAAACTGTTGAACCACCATTATTGACAGCCGTCACGCCAAACATATTCACCTGGCAACCCGCTTGAATGAACGTGGTCGGGGCGGATGTTGTCGCGTCCTGCACAAACGTGGTGTTGACTATGTCAATAGTCACGGCTGCCGAACTGGTGCTCCCGAGCGTCGTGATGAAGCAGTAAGCCGAGATTGAGTTAGCGGCAGGGTTTTCAAAATGGCAGTTGGTGATATGGATGTCGTTCGCCGTGCCACCGCTCTTGTTAATGTAAAGCTCAACGTCGTCAAAAGAGCAAGCTATGAAATTCCAGTCGGTAACACCCGAGTTTTGGAGGTTGATTCCGTACCGCGCTGCGGACTGGCCACCGATCTGGTTATTCGAATCAGCGAACGTGCAGTTGATGCACCGCATGTTTTCTCCGGCATTCACCGTATTCGTGCCGCTCGTACCAAAGCTCGCGCCCGCGCCCGCGCCGCCAAGCTCGTAGAGCAGGACTCCGTTGAAATTAACGACACAGTTATCGAGCGTAAGCAGGAAGCAGTTATTGCCGGTTTCGATTCCAAACCCGAAGTTTTGGACGTACACATCGCGAAGCGTTCCGCCTGCAAAACCCTGCCCGTCGTCCGCGCCGATGCCACCGAGGAAGAGGCCGATGGTCGAACCTGCTGATCCCGGACCACTGAACTTGATGCCCTGGATTCCCATGCCTGGCTTCACCGCCTTAGTAGGATTGATCCAGCAGGCGCAGGTGTTCGCCCCACCAGTCCAGGTAAGGGTTGTCGAGCCGCCCACGCCGCCCAAAAGGAGCGCTGGCTTCTCGGCGGTCGTAATCGCGATCATCGTTGAATAGCTGTGGTTGCCCTGTGGAACGATGATGGTGCCGCCCGCTGCGGGCAATGCCGCATACGCCGCGTTAATCTGTGCACCCATGTCAGCACCGGAGTAGAGCGCAGCGAACTCAAATGCGCCCTCCAGTGCGGCGATTGCCGCTAGGGCCGGGGTGAGCTCCGTGTTTATGGTTGACACGTCGCTCGTAAGCGTCGTGATGTTGCTGGTATTCGCACTGATCTCACTCCCGATGTCCGTGATCATCTTGGCGGTGATGCCGAGCATGATCTGGTAGGTCTTCCCGGCCGTATTCTTGGTTGAAGCCGAGGTGCCTTCCTGCGCGCGGGTGATCGTGAGCGTATTACCTGATACCACAGTCACCCTGACGATCTCCGCGTTCGGGTCGTTCGATGGGTCGGGATAGTCGGTCGAGTTCCACCAGGTCATGTTGAAACTCGGAGAGGGCAGCAAAGAACCGCCAACAGAAAGGACGATGGTCGTATCAGACGAACCGTATCCGGTGCTCACCGTCAGCTTTATGAAATTGGCGACGGGATCGAGTGTTGCCATTGGTTAGATGCTGATTTGGTCAGGCCGGAGATAGCACATGCAGTTGGGATGGAGAGGCGGAAAACCAACATCGCCGTAATCGAGCGACATAGTTGCGGAGCCGTCAGCGTTCGAAACCGAATCGCCGTTTTTGAAAAAGACATCATCGATCGGAATCGTCTTGCCGTCCATTGTCTGGCAGAACGGGCATGGATTATTTGCGGTGTACCATCGCACCGTCTTTACGACGCCTGACTGTTTCCATGCCTCTTTGAGCGCACTATTGGCACTCCTAAATGACTCGGTCTTTGCAACCATGGGTGCCCTGCTGTTATTGCTCCATTCGTATATCTCCTCAACGCGCTTCGTGATGTCGGCCAATGACTCACCTGCCTGGAGTCCGTCGTTGATGTGGGACTCCAAGGTATTGAGGGTCGTGCCTTGATAGCTCTCGGACATCATCTGCACTGACTCGTGGACTGCGTCCCTCGTTGCTTGGGTGAAATCGAAGGTTGAATCCACTTCTGCGGCTGCCAACTTTGCCTGCTCGGAGAACAGCGTCTCAACGATTGGCTCGATCGCGTTCACCGTGATCGAGATCCACTTCTCCTTGTCGAAGAGGTCGGCGGGGTTTACTGCTTTCACGACGTTTGGCAGATGCTCAAGCACCTCCTTTTTCTGCTCGGCGTTGATCTTCTGCATCGTTTCGTCGATGTCTTTTTCCGCTGCGTGGACGTACTCGCTCCACTCCTTCCAGCGCTGTTCGTCCTGTTCTTTCGTGGATTCGAATTTCTTTGAAGGGCGGGCGAGCCGTTCGGCAAGGTCAGCTTTGATCTTTTCGCCGAGCGATGTGCGCTGCTCCGCGCGCTTCTTTGCTAAGGTCTGTAGTTTCGTTCTGGGCGGCCGGTATCCCACACGAAGGCCGTTCGCGGCTTTCGCTTCCGGCTTGAATAGTTTTATATGCTTTGCGTTCGGGTCGTTCTCCGCCTGCGGCGCAACATCCCCTGCATCTGGGTTTGCTTCGCCTGCCGGCGCCATCGCAGTCGGGGACATCAATACATCACCGCCGTCCACCGGACCCAAGCCCATGAACTGGTCGCGCGCTTCGTTCACGGTTAAAAGCGGCTGGCTGCCAACGGATGCTTGCATTTCGGTCGTCCTGAATGCCTTGTCTTCCGGCACCGGATCGATGAAGGAAATGTAGAGGTCATCGCCGTAGCGGGGAACGAGACGGTCATTGAGCGTCGCGCAGATGTTCATCATGTGGGGCTTGACAACACGCTTGCTAAATACGTAATCCGCTGTTTCAGCTGTGGCCCGGTTCGTATCCGATTCCGCCGTGCCTAAGATTGTTCTCGACACGCCGAACATCGCAAGGATGCGGTCGCGCATGTCCTCGCTCATATTCTTGAAGTCCATGTCCTTCGGGCTTGCCCCTGACGGCGCCCATTTCACGCCCTTGGGCAGCACACCGATGCGGTTCATGTTGTCGATGCCGCCGTGCGTATCGGTGAATCCAATCTTCAAAGCATCTAACTGTGTTTCAGCAACGAAATCGCTTTCAAGGAATCCAGCCGGACGGGCGCCGTTGATAAAGAACTTCCGATTGAACTCCATCGCGTAATTGTCGTTGTCGATATACTCAGCTCCCGCCATCACGGGGCTATAGCCCTCGTGGTAGTTCTGCACATTGGGCAGACGGAAGTGGATGATCTCATATGGATGAAACGCCATCTCGGTGGTTTCGAGCTTCAGCTTGTAAGCGACGATCTGATACGGCCATGAGCGGCGGTCAATAACCGGTCGGACTTTATCGACCGGCATTAGGTGGAGCGCTTTCGGCTCGTCGAGGTCGTTCTTCACGCCTTCGAGCCAGACATAAGCATTGCCCGCCAGGTCAAGGCAGGAGGACAGGAGATACTTGAACTCCAGCCCGTTCATATGGTCGCTTGGTGCGTCCAGGAGGTCGAGGATGTCGTTGTCCTTCTGCTCCTCGTGGTCTTCGCCCTTCACTTCGAATAACCGCCAGTCAATCGCCATCACCTCGCGGGCTTTGGCGTTTACGGCTGCATAGACGAAACCTTTGTTGTTGAGGATTGCCCGCTCTGCGCTGATGGGATTACTGCCGGACGGGCGCTCGATCGCCATCGAATTCGAACCGCCCGCGAATTCTCCGAACTTTTTACCGATGATGTTGCCGTCTTTGTCTTTGACGAGCTGGGTGTTCACGAGACCCCAGCGGGACATCTTGATCTCTTCCTGCTCGAACATCTCCGGCCAGATGTTCGCTGCGATGCCCTTAATACGCTTGGCAATCCAGCTTGGCTTCTGATTGGCGTTGAGGGAAGGTGAGGGCATTAGAGCGAAAGGTAATTAACGGATGTCTACTCTAATCTCCGCTCCACACGGACAACGAAACCTCCGAACCAAGGCATCGTAAATATCTTCGATTGGAAAGTATCGCCACCAGGTGTGTTCGTGTTGTTGTTTTGGCCGTTTCATTTACGCAGGTATGATTTGTCCGTCCTTTATGAAAAACGAGTGGGTTCCTTGTGCAGAGCGATAGGGGCAGGTGATTGCCATCCGAAGCGTGAGCGGGTCTTTGTACAGAACCTCGTTGATGGTTGGGGTTAGGATTGGCAGGCCGCAATAGGGGCAACTCAGAACGACCGTAAGACAGCTGTGGGTGATGAGTTTTTCCCGTTGGCGGAGGATGACCCTGCGGAACCACGATGCCTTTTCGTAGTGCGAAATGGTCTGCGGTCGGAAGTAGAAATCCCCTGCCACCATCGGCTCTTCCTCGATACGCAACAGAACCGCCCCGCTGTTGTCATGCATGCGGACGTTCGAGCTTTCGGTGACGGTTCGCTTATCTATTTGACGGACGGTTGCGGCGAGGGCTTCCATTTGGTTTTAAGTATAGGGTTGTGGCGGAAATCCGCAATCAAGGGCTATGCACAGTAGGCTAAACTGACGCTATGGATTTTCTCCCGATAATCTTGCCACTAATCGCCGCTGGGTGCGGAGCCTACTTCGGGGCGTACCTGAAGAAAAGCGCAGAGCTCAGAGCCATTGAGGAAAATCGAAAAAAGATTCTAGAAACTAGAGAGTTAGTCAAGAAGATTGACGATCGAATCGCCGCCGACCGGTGGTATGAACAACGTCATTGGCAACTCGCCAAAGAAGTTGTGTGGAGAGGATTGAAGCAATTGGTTGCGGTTCGACGCGACCTCATCGTCTTCAAGAACATCAAGGCCGAAGCCGACCAGAACCCACAAAACATGGAATTGGTGGAACAGGGGGAGAAAGTCGCCCGCCGAATGTCAAGGACGCTCGATGAAATGACTGTGACGGAAGTGATGTTGGAAGTAGTAGCCGGGGAAGCTATAAAGGACCGCTATCTTGAAGTGCGCGCGTTGTTGTCGGATACATGTTTAGATGACGATTTTGAAATCTCAAAATTCCAAGCCGAATATTACGATGTCATGAACGGACTTACAACCGAGGTCAGAAGCAGATTGAAGCTGAAGGATAAGTGAATGCCGCTAGGCGTCGATCCAGTGAATCTTCGGCAGCTCCAAGCCCTGCTCCACCAGCCCGAGAATGAGATACACCAGCGCGTCAACAAGGTCGTCGTGGGACTCCGAGCCGAAACCGAATAGTTGCGCCAATAACTGTTCGCATCCGATGCGGGGGAATACAACTGTTCCGTTCTTGATGTAGGGAGCCACGACCATGAGGCGGCTGCGCTTGTCGTGCGTGGGCTTCATTGGCACAACAGGCAGCAATGCGCGCTCCATTTCCTGAATTGCAGCTTTTTGATATGCCACGTCTTCAACGAAAAAGATGTTGGCACCCCCGAGCTCTCCGGGAATGCTGCGGACTTTTATCAGGTAGTTGTGAAAGCTCACATGCTCGTTGAAAGGGTTTGGGCGGATGAAGATTTTCGGCTTGTCTTCGACGTAGAATACTTCGCCTGAAACGATGGCCGTATAGTCAGCCCCTTCCTTTTCCGAGATGGCAAGGTCGTTGCCGTGTCCTTTGATCGCCGCGATGGTCTTCGGTCGTTCGTCGTAGTAGTGAATATCCTCCGGTTTTACGGGCGCTTCGTCCTCCGCCACGATCTTGAGCAACATTTCCCGTTGCCAGGCGATCGCACCCATGTCCCGTTCCTTGTCTTTGAGGGATTGCTCGGTCGGGTACATTGCCGGCCAGGTGCAGATGCCTTTCGAGTCAATGAGCGGAAATTCGAGGACTTTGAAACCCGTGCCAACTGCTTTGAGGCGGGAAAGCAGCGCGTCCATGTGGAGGAGATTGCCTATGACAACCAACTTCCCCTTACGCGCATCCATGCCCGGCATGATTTCTGACTGGAGCCATCGGTGGGTCTTGTCGCGATTTTCTTTTGTCCTAATCCATTCGCCGTCTTCGGGGTCGTCGATGACCACCAACTTCGGCCGGTATTGGAGATGGCGGAGGCCTCGAACCTTCTGGCCGCGGCTTCGGGCTAAGATACGAACGCCATTCGAAAGGACGATGTTCTGCTTCTGCCACTCCTCGCCCTCACCCTTCAAAGCAAAATCTTCGATGACATTGCCTTTGATCTCGCCGTAGTCCTGCTTGATGAGGGCATTGGTTTCAAGCTCGTGCTTAATCGCTGAGATGTTGAGCGTTGCCTGCCGGGAGGAATCCGCGACGAGGATGATGAAGGGGAACTCTTTCGGATGCTCCAATGCAGCCCACAGGGGTAAAGCCAGTGAGCCGAACGTTGATTTGCCGGAGCCCCGAAAACCGATGATGAGCAGGCGCCGGTCTTTGTCGCTCTCTAACGCATGGATGAGTTCAGGGTGGAAGGCGGCAGGAGGATCGGTGAAATAGCCGGTGAGGTAAACCAGCGAAAAGCCCAAGAGCGTTTTTGCGCTCTCGCGGCGGCCGTCATACGAGTCGAAAGGGGAATCAAGTATTGGGAGCTGTAGTGCTGGGTCCGGCATCCCTCTCGGCAATATGCTGTTGAGCTAACTCAAGTAACTCATCATCTGTTTTAGGCACAATCTCCTCCTTAGGAGCTGTGAGTAAGCCCCAGTTTTCAAACGTGGCTCTGATAGCTTGCTTGCGTTCGTCGGGGAGTGGTGTGTTGCGGATTACTGCATCGAGGGTGCCGAGCTTGCGCTCAAAGACACCGGCGTCGAACATCTTTTCAAACACGAGGTTGTGCGCCTCGCGGATCTCTCGTAACGCTGCGGCACGGTCGCGGCCCGGCGTGTGTTCGTCATTCGCTATCGTCCAGCCAACACGTACGATTTCGCCCATGGCATCCTGTAGCGCGGCGAGGGCGTTATTGAGCGTCCATGTTTCAGCACGACGCGCACGTTCGCGATGAATATCGTTTACGATGCCATTGATGTACGTGCGGTCAAGAACCAAGCCCTGCCGTTCGAGCTTCTGGCGGATATGTTCACCGGCAAGCATCGGGTTCTGCACCATGATGCTGCGGACGCGTTCACGGTGGTATTTCTTGGTGTCGGTTGAATAGGCGGGCATGATGGCGGTAGAGGGTTTTCGTAACCATACCACCGAATGTGGCTGTAGTAAAATAGTGACCGAGGTGCCCAATGACAAAGTTACTGAGGCATCCTCTGAACTCCGATGACTGAGAGTACCAAACCGTACGAGTAACCCAAACAGGAGCATCGCCACAGAGGTTTGCCTTTCAACCTACAAATCGGCGGCTGCATAAGCAGAGAACGGCTAAGAGGGAGTGCTTTAAGCTCCCTCTTTCATTTCCCGTAGGATCTCAGATAGTTTCTTCAAATCTTCGAAGTCGCAAATCACTTCGATTCTTGCTTTGAAAGCGTGAAGCCGTGATGCCCGTGCCGTGACGACGATGCTGTCACCTTGCTTTACTTCCGCCGTTGGTTCATCTGTGGTGAACATTGGCTCATGCAAGGCCTTCTCCAGCTCCTTCTGGCTCACAGCAGGGCCGAATTTTATGGTGTAGCGTTCGATCATACTTCGGTTTCAAGTCGGTTGGCTGGCACGCTTTCTTTCCGCTCGATTTCAAAACCTTGAAGGTGGCCAGCGATCCGTAGCGCTCCAGCGGGGTTCGAGGTGTGGATTATAATCTTCGGCGTCTTGCTTCCGTTAAAACAGAATGCCGAGTGGTCGTGCGGCTGATATTTGGCGGCGATGAACTGCGCGACTGGAGTGAAGGTTTCTTCGCAGGGATACGGCCGTGAGATGCCTCCCATCACGACTTGATGGCTGATGTCGTGGTCCAAGCTGATCACGTCGAAATCGAACGTGGCAATCGCGCTGATGGCCGCCGTGATTGTCCGTGCAACCATCCAGCTCTCGTCAGGCGCGTTGCGGATGTCATCGACAAATAGTTTCTTCATGTTGTTGCTATAATGCTTTGCCATTGGAGGCGCCCATGCGCATTGACCTGTATACGAAAACAATTCTCACCGTCATCGCTTTGTTGCTAGCGGCGATGGTTTTGAAGCCCATGTTTAATCCAAAGCCCGTCATGGCACAGGGAAGTTTCAGCGGCATTCAGTTCAATGCCGTAGGCGGTGAACTTTACTCGGTCGATACCCGAACGGGTGATGTATGGGGTTGGAATATCGAGAACGGCCAAATTATTCGACACGCAAAGCTCATCAAGATTGGTCAGCCACTTTCGACCCAGTAGTTTGAAGTCCTACTCCGCGTCAGTTTGCTCTGGTTGGTCGGCTTCCACCGGCTCGGCCGGATCTACATCTCCCTCGTCCTCATTGCGGGAATCCGCAATGGTTTCCGGCGGGGTCTCCTCTGCCGGCGCGTTCAAAGTTTCCCCCACGGGTTCTTTGACATCTTCCATGAATGGGTCGTTGTTGTACTTCATCGGTTCATAGTTACTTGCGACCTTTACACTCTTCGTACTTCATCTGCTTCAGCACGCGCCTGCTTCGCGCGGGTCATAAAGTAATCGGCCGCCGCTTCGTGGACTCCTGCCTGCTTCTCATGGGCTTCGATTTGGGTGCGAAGGTCGGCGAGCATGTCCTCTGATTCCTTTCTGTCTTTATCCGATTCGTACTTCTCTTGCCCGGACATCGTGGCGCGCTTGATGAGTGTGAGCGGCTTACCGCACGCGTCGCACTTTGGAGCGGTAATTTCCTTGCCTTCAAAGAAGCTCGGGGCGTCTGCTTGCTCATGCCCGTTCTCGCATGTGAAAAATCCCTTCTCCTCCATCTCAGCCATCTCTTTGATCCGGGCTTCGCGGGCGTCGGCATCTGCCTTCATATCGGTGGCTTGTTTGCGCTCCGCGGCGCCCTTCGCCTGCTGGACTCTGCCCATCCAAATCTGGAGCCCAGCTTCGCGTTCGAGTTTGGCGCGGTAAGAAAGTTTTGCCCAACGCGTGAGAATGGCTCTAAACATGGATGATGAAATCAATTACTAGTTTTGTAAGAACGGCGACGGAAAGAAGGCCGAGTGTTCCGAAGAAAAGGATGGTCATCGTCCGTTTGGCTTTTAGATACCGGTTCTCTGTCATCGTCGTAGTTGGTTTGGGGGCGGTTTTTCTTGAACTGGAGGAATTCGGGAACGGACGGCTCTTTGCCATAGATTTTCTTGAACTTCAGGCGGAGCGCCTGCTCGGTTTCCTGGCGATCCTTTGACATTGGGGGATTACTTTTAAGTTTAAGAGTTTGGTACGTTTAGTCAAATCCACAGGAGGTCCAAAGATCAGCCTCTCATATCAAGCTGCCCTGCAATGGCAGTCTCCTCATTGCGCTGCAGCATGGGGCCAGAGTAATATTGGGGCCATGATGTTCGTGCGTGAGTTGGGCGAGTTCCTGTGGGCCGTCATTAACAACTGGGCCGGCTATGCAACTGGCGGTCTTATTGTAGCCCTCGTTTGGTTGTGGTCTACCGTAAAGCAGGGGCCGGTTTCGCGTAAGTTTGGCATCGGTTTGGCGATTCTTTTTTTGTTCTTTGCTGTCTTTAATGCCTGGCGTGACAAACAACATGAACTGCTAGCGTTGCAAGAGCGACTAACCCCGAAACTTGAAATGATAGTTTCTCAACGAGTCTGGGGCGGAATGGGGCCGAACCCGGCAGAAACTCGGTTGGGGATGGTCATTTGGCTATCGATTATTAATCACGGAGCAGAAAGTATCGCCCATGACTACTCCGCCAAATTGGTCTTTACAGATGGGCGGATAGTCGATGGCATACGCGAGCAGGTAACGCAAGAATTAAGATTCCCTGACTACATCATAAGAAATGCTGATAAGATGGCAATCTACGATAAGACAGCAGAGAATCCCATTCCCCGCGGGGGCGCGCGCGCGGGAATCATCATGTTTACGTTCCCTAGGGTGGTAGAGGCAGATATGGCCCTCTCACCGGAAGTGATACTATCCGTAAAAGATGCTGAAGGGAAGATAACTCAGACGAAAAGCAAGATCTCCACAATTGGAAAAATATTACAGTACATACCTGGCGGTCCGCATATTGAAACAACTCACAAGCCTTAGGCGCGCTTCTCAATGCGTTCGTAGATGGAGCGGCCTGAGCATGAAGTACGTCTGCCCATAGACCTGCCATCCGCGTCGTGCGGCGTCTCTGAGCGTTCCCAACTCTTCTACACTCCACGGTTCAACTGCTCGGGAGAGGCGTTCCAGAAAGGCAGCGGCGCCTCGTCCCCATTTTCTATCAAGCCCGATGCTGTATTCATAGCTCATGGAGCCAGCGTACCGGTTGCAGCGTGCGCACTGGCCATTGATATTCCATGGGTGGAACCTTGTTATGCCGTGTGTTGAAACCCTGAAGTGTCCAGCTTCAAGATCGTATAAGCCCTTACAGGAAATGCATAGCAATCCGAAGTCCCGCTCTCGGATCATCTTGTTAACAGCCGTCTGCGTGGCGGCGATAGCTTTCTGATGCTCTGTCTTTCCAACACGGGAACGAAGCCAGGATTTTTTCATTGGACGTTTCGCTCCTCCGGCTCGACAAGCCGATAGAACTTCCAGATCACCTGCTCGCGCAAATGTCGTGACGCCGTTCCCCCACCTCGTGCCCACACGATAGTCCAGCCCCGCTGGCCGTTATAGGCGTAAATCTCGCCGCGTCGGCCGGTACGGGTGTCTTCATAGATTTGGCCCTTACGGATCGGTGTTTTCTTCATGCTTTGGAAGATTGCTTTGGAAAGCTATCGGCCTTGAGGACCTCAACGAAACCCTTCAAGTGGAGTATCTTGCCATAAAACATCATTTCGAGGTTGGTGCGCTGGCTCGACACGTTCTTCTCGCCTGTGCCGATATTGAACAGCTTCATGCAGTCGAGTTGTAAGTCGCCAATCTGCTTTTGCAATGACTCGATGTATTCTTTGGTAATCATGTTCGTGATTTAGATTGCTTCCGCGTTGCGGTTTTCCGCAATGGAAGGATGAGGAGTTTGGCCGGAACGACCTTGTGGACGCAGCCGTATTCGTTGTCAAGAAGCTGCGCATGTCGCATCGCTATGTCTTTGGATTGCCAAGCTGATATTTTTTCGTGGTTGCTACAGAGCACCGCCCATGCTTTTATGTTCTTCTCCTTAGTAGAGGGTGTTGTCATCCAAATAGTGATGCTTGGTTCGATTCGACCTTTGGCTCCGACGTGAGAGTCCGATATGCCGGGCCGTAGGCCGTCTCCATGAACCTCCATTCAATGTCCATCGGTTTGACCTCAACCTCCGTTTCGGATTTTCGCAACCGATAACGAAAATATGGATGGCCGGGGACGCGCTCGCTCTCGATGTCATAGCCCTGCTTTACCAGCTCTCCCACGCGTTGACTCAAAGCGTAGATGGGCGGCGTCCAATGGAGGGTGTCGGCCAAGCTGAGCCAATCTCCCTTTTTCAATTCTTCGAGGATGCGTTCGCGTTGGCTCATTGATTCGGTAAAACGGCTTCTACACAGGGAATTGGCTTGTTCCCAGCGTTGATGCAATTCTCGATTGCCTTCTCAGCGTCGCGCTCAGCGTGTGCTACGACTGAGATAGTTATTAAGAAAACAACGATGGCTGTTACGAGAATAGTAATAACGATGTCTTTCATGGTTGTTTAGATGGTGTTTTTAAGGGAAACAAGACTGCGACCCAAACGCCCCAGAAGAAACTGGTGACGCCCTGCACCCATCCAGGAATGCCAAAGGCGTTGCCAACGAGAGTAATGACGGTGGCACCGATGAGGACGAAACCAATGATGAGCAGTAACTTCATGGATGGTATTGGTTTCCGCACTTGGGACAGATGAAGTTGCAGGTGTGTTCCGGCGGTTCGGCAGCGACTTCTTCCCTTTTCCCGCTTGGCAATGCCTTACTCCAGCTCCCGGCTTCTTGGAATATCCGCTCGCAGGTTTCTTTGAGTGAGTCGGAGGGCTTGGAAAACTTTTGATATACAGCCAGTGCTTCGTAAATCCTGCGCTCCGGCATCTTCTTATAACCCTCGGCGACCGCTTGGATGAACTTGCGTCGCTCCGCTCCCTTGATTCCCGCCGAAGCGGCGGCGATGGTCTTCACCCGGCCGATCCACCAGACGATGGTGCGCATTTGGGCATCGTGATAAAACATTTCATCTTGGCCTTCGAGGTCGGAAATGGTTTCGGAGACGCGGTCTTGGAAGATGGAGAGAGATTGCGTCATGCTCCACTTGGTTCATTACCTTGCGGGTGGAAATCGACGTTGTCGCTCCTGTGTCCGGGCTTTCCACACTTCTTGCAGGTTTGCTGCTTGCGCTGCTTTCTGACCTTGCCGTTCTTTGGGTCGTAATTGCTATTGGTATAGCCACCACGCTCATCGTCGTCTTCGACAGTTTTGCCACGATTTGGCCCATCGAAATCGCCGAGTTTGATTTCACCCTTGACCCAAACTCTGACCTTCTCAATCCTCTCTACGATCGTGATGTCGCTTTCCTGGTCATCGAAGATCAGTAAGTCGCGGGTCTTTGGATTTAAGTAGTACTGTTTCATTATGTTTTTTATTGATGCTGAGTGGAAACGGGTCTACACTGTGGGCAAGGAATGCTCTCTCCGGCCATCGTCGCTTTCATTCAGGCACTTGGCGTCTTTGCCGCCATGCTTGCGTTTGTGACGGTGTGTCTCGGCATGACGAAGACGCTGGTAGACGCGGGCTTTTTAAAAAACTGTCGAATACGAATATTACTTAGCATATGGTGACAAGTTGCCGGTATAGAGCGAACTATGGAAGGTGGCGTGCTATAAACCTTCAGCTGTCGGGAGCATTCGCTAGCGCTTAATTTGCTTTGGCTCTGTACCAGCTTTTGTTTGCCAGTTCGTCATGGTGTACACACGCGCTCTGATTGAAGCCGCCCATCTCGTCCCATAGTTCTTGGACATGCCTGCACACCCGTGAAAACGTGAACTTAGGGCAGGTGCAATCCCAGTTCGGCTTGTCGAGCGACCCGCCGTAGCGGATCGCCGCGACATAGCTCGTACCCGGATGCGACCTAGAAGGGTATGTCGCTTGCCTGAATGTCCGGCGTTCCCGAAAGGTCTGACAAATCTTCTTCGCTAGCATCGTCATCGAGCTGGATGGTAGGGACGTGTGCCCCTGCTGCGACCTTTGAGATTTTCGTGCCGTACTTGCCGGTCTTCATCTTGAACGCCTCGGCGATGAACTCCTCGTTGAGCTCGATGTTCTCAAGCGCTTCGATGATATAGTTCACCTTGCCCGTCTGGTTGTTCTTGATGGCAACGTTCCACTGCTTCTCGACGCCGTTATCGAGAACCACCATCTGCAACTGCTGCTCTTCCTTGCCGTCGTAGGATTTGCCCGGTGCGATCTTCTCGGAAAGGATTTTGACCCGGTGCTGGCCGTTTGGGACGCGGACTTCCACCATCTCGCCGCCACCGGCGTCCACCAGCTTCTTGTCCGTCACCGAAAAGAAACCTGACTGCTCCCGCACCGCCCCTTTCTCGCGGGCGTTCTCCATCAACTGCTTTGCTATTTTGCTCATTTGTGATTGATTAGGTTTATGTGTATTCGACCGTTGTTTCACCTCGCTCCGCTTTGGCGGCGCGGTTCTTTGCGTTGTCTGATTTGAACTGCCTGGCTTCGAACATCTGTTTGTCGTTGCAGGTATCGCACAGCCCTGCCTTCGTCAAATCCCGCTTGGGATAGATCTGCTTGCCGCCGCATACGACGCAGGTGGGGGTATAACCCATGAGCGTTTTCTCAACCTCTGCCTGGACGAACTGATCAATCATGTCGGACTCTGGCGCATATGCCTTCATTCCAGCGGCGAGCAAAACGGATTGAGCCTCTTCGTCAGGGATTTCGAATTCGATGGCAGCTTCGCACGCGCTTTTCACCGGCACAAAATCCGCAATCTGCCTCGTCCGCTCGAAATACCTTTTGATGGTGATCTTCATGCTATTTTGCGCGGCCGTCCACGTTTCTTTGCGACCCTAAACACCGCATCTTCCAATCTCTTGACCCTCGTTTCCAAATCCGAAGGGATCAAGGGAGGAGTAACAAGGGAAACTGCTGCACGGGCACGCAGGCGGCCGCTCGCAAACTGCGGATAGTACCAGAAGACGCTCAGCTCGCCATCGTCGCCGTCCCAGCGCACGCCCGGCACGCCGCCACGCTGAGCGCGCGAACCCGCGCAGAGGGTGATGTTGTCCACGTCGAGATGCTTGCCGGTTTCTTTGAAGTACAGAAGCTCCATGATGAGCCGCTCGCGGAGGGTGATGCATTCGATACCTTGACGTTGTAAGTCTTCCGCTGACTTGTTCTTAAGTTCCTCGTCAGCTTCCTGCACGTTCTTGAAACTGCGCGAGGTTTTGACCGGCGGGAAATCCCTGTCCAAATCTGAGTCGCTGAAGTAGCTCCATACGTGAAAGAGGGCTTTGAGGTTGGCAATAAGTTCGCTCGTCTTCTTCGTGCCGTCGTCGGTAATAACAATGGTATTCATAGTTAGTGTGCAAGCAAGTACTCCTCGCTTTCTGTTTCTGGCCTTTCGTACTCGACAACCGCATAACCGTGGCTCGGATGGTCGCAATGCCCAGTGCCAAACTTATCCAGTTTGCAATCATGGTCGTCCATGTGTGCCACTTGCTCGCCAAACTCTATCTGCCGAGCGAGGTTAGGGATGTCTGACTTACGGATTTGGATTTCCCCGCCACACCGCTTGCACTTATCCCACATGATAATTTCCGCCCAGTGGTCGGTGTTCCGGCACACGCGCGGGATTTTGGGATACGGTACTTTGTCGATTTTTGTATTCATTGGTTTGTATTTGATTCGGGAGAGTGCGAAGGAACCTGTGTGGTAAACTTCGCGCGGTATCGGCTAGCTCGTCCTAAAGAGGAACGATACGCCTCTCCCGAATACACGGGTTAATTGATTTGGGGTTGCGCTACTGACGCGAGCGCGAAATGGCGCACAAGTTACTATCTGAACTTCAAGCGCATGGCTCCGAACCATACGACCGTCCAGCCATTCTCGACTGTTACCGATACGATGCCTGGCATGTCGGGATTGGATTGGATGTCGCGGATCGTAAAATATATGTTCTTCATGGCTTTGCTTGGACTGCGACTGACGGCTTGCTGCCCCACATCTCGATGGGCTTCACGACCATCTTTCGCGAACGCGGGGTCTTCCGATACCAACGCCTAAAAAAGAGGTCGGCGGCGTCTTCGATGTTGATCATCGCCCGCATGAAGTTGTCTTCGAGCAGGCGGTAATCGGAGTCCTTGAACTCCTCGCCATCTGCTATCGCTCGCTCCACGTCGGTCTTCACGTCCTCCGCGAGCTGAAGCAGGACATCGAGTTTCTTCGAGCTTACATGGTGGTAAGCAAAGAGGTCTTTGATGTTCATGAGACGTCGAACATGCAATCGCCCCGCAATCCTCCGAGATGGTAGGCCATCCAATTGAAAATTCTTTTAATGCTGTTCATGGTAGCTGTTGCGGATTTCCGCAACGGATTTCGACTGGGTTTATATTAGAACTTCGGCTGATTGAACACGTTGTACATCGCTCCGACCGGCAGGACTTCGAGCGTAGGAACGGGAACGCTGCTCGTCGGGGCGACGATACCCTGCGGGTTCGCCATCGGCAGGTCGCACCATTGGGTGCATTGTCCTGCTTCCGCTTGGGCAACCACCGCATTCACTTCCTGCACATTCAACTGCTTCATCGTCTCGATCTTTAGGAGTTCGGCGACGAGCATGGCAACAATAAGATTCATGGATTTAGATTTGTTGATTTGGTTTTCGACCTTTGTTCCGGCTCTTTGAGAACCGAGAGCTGCATACCCCTCTGTAGCTACCTTTCGGGCTTCGCATTCGTAATCCCTTTTGGGGCGATGTTACTTTCCCTACCGAGCAGGAGGATGGGTTGATTCCTGTTATGTACGCAGCTTTCGATTTTCAAGGATAAGTCGTTGGGCGGGTCAGGGTTCGCCTGCGGGATGGGATGAGCCGAAACCTATCCGTCCTCTAGTTCGCTCTAACTGATTGCCGCCCTTATCGACTTCCCAATAATCTTAGCGTACGCACGCAAGGAGTCAATAGCTCCAAAAGCCCCGTGGTTATTAGCGTGCCGAGGGGGTGTGGATAACCTCTGCCTTCTTTTCAGCTTTCTTCCGATGCATCTCCTTGCTCCATTTCTTGCGGGCGGTCTTGCTGGTTCGCTTCCAACGGGTGCGTGCGAGTTCTTGCGCAGCTGTATTCATGCGAATAAGTATATGCGTACGCTCGAAAAAAGCAATTGTGCAAAACGTGAATAACAAGCCAATGAAAGATCGGCGGACATCTTTACGAAATGCCCAAACGGATTTACGGTTAGGAGAGCATCCTTGAAAGGACGATGCTTGTATGGCCGAGAGAAAAGAGATTTACATCATTGAGCAAGACCCAAAGGACAAGAAGAAAACGTACTGGCATCGTGCCGGTACGGGATGGGTCAATAAAGATGGCTCGGTGAATTTCAAGCTGCATGTTCATCCGAACGTCCAGTTTCAACTGCGTGATCCGAAAGAGGAGGGGGCGAGCTAATCTCGCCCTTTCATATGTCCTACGACTTCGGCGCGATCAAACTGATTCCCATCGCTTCGGTGCTTCGTCCCTACGGGGTGGAAGTGCGGAAGCGGAGCGACAAGGAGTTGGTATGTAGGTGTCCACTTCCATCCCACAAGGAGGCGGAACACAAAAACGACAACCTGACCTTCTGCATCGGAGTGGAGAAGAACAAATGGTACTGCCAGTCCGATTCCTGCCGCCAGATTGGAAACCATCCGAAGGGCGGGGATGTCATCGACTTGATCTGTCGGCTCGATCATTGCGATACGAAACAAGCGGCCAAGAAACTGAGTGAGCTGTTTGCCATCAAAGCGAATGGTACTCACCAACCTTCAAAGCCATCTTCCGAGCCCGTTGCGGAAGTCCGCAATCCACCACTCACCTTCACCCTGAAGAACCTCGACCCTGACCATCCGTTTTTGAAAGAGAAAGGAATCAGCATCGAAACGGCGATGGAGTTTGGTGTGGGGTATCACTCCGGCAAAGGTTCGATGGCCGGACGCATCGTCTTCCCCTTGCATGAGGATGGATCTCTGATCGGCCATGCCGGGCGTTCGGTGGACGGCTCCGAGCCACGCTGGAAGCTCCCACAAGGGCTTCATAGAACCTTCCTCTACGGCTTAGAGCGGTGCGACGCTACGAAGCCCCTCATCCTCTGTGAGTCGTGCTGGGCGGTATTGCACTTCCACCAGCATGGCGTCCAAGCGGTGGCGCTCATCGGAACCACGCTCACGGACGCGCAAGAAAAGTTGTTGACGCCATTCTCCACCATCACGGTGGCGATGGACAACGACGAACCTGGCCGGACGGCCGCCCGCAAGATCGCGGAACGGTTGAAAGCCACTGGCAAGAATGTAAGGACGGCGTTCCTACGAGAGTAGGAGCGCCTTTTTTATTGGAGGCACATGACGAACGTTGAAAACGTAAAGAAGCTCGAAGAACAGTTGACGGAGGCACGGAAAGTGGCACACACCAAACTGATGGTGGAAGCTGCTGACATCCTGCGCCAACTGGAAGACATCGGCTTTGGCTACGAACTGATTGAAAAAAACGGCAAGCCGAGGATTGGCAGGCCGAGGAAGGAGGGAACCAATGGGGTGGTTCACGAAGGAAAGCTCCAGCCAAAAACTTAAGCGGCTGCGGCGCGAAGCCCAACGAAAGCCGAAGCACACGCATCGGTCAAGCGGCGCAAAAAGTATCCAGCGTTCTTCCGGCAAGCGGAAGCGGCCAAAAGGATGGTTTTTCTAATGGAACATGAATGCGGCGCCTGCGAGGGCACAGGTAAATGCCAGAACGATTACCATGATCCGTTTCGCTTTAAGCTACTGGATGGTCTTGAGGAGGCGGTCACCGGCGAACTGGACGACTGTCCAGCATGCGGAGAGTATGAGGAACGCGGCAACTGTTCGGTTTGCGGCGGTTCTGGAGTGCAGGACGATTAACTCCTTACCGAAGCGACAAACAAAAAGCCGCCGATTGCGGAAATCCGCGACGGGGGCTTCGTTTTGTGTGATACACTTTGTGACCAATATGCTACAGCAATCCAAGAGAGTATTGCCCTACATTTCGCTTGCGTTGGTAATCTCAACATGTATGACGGTTGCTGCCTGTAACAAGGTGGGTAGCGTAAGCGGAAAATATCATAGCCAAACTGACCCTAACGCCCACATCGTTCTCATGCCAGATGGGACATGTGAACGCGACGATGTGGCCTGCACTTACACATTGAAAGGGAATGATGTAACCCTGACGATGAAACTTATGGGACTGGTATTCCACGGAACGATTGACGGTAAGGAGCTCACCCTCAAAGAGCGCAACATTGTCGGGGGCGAGAACACCACCGTCTTCACAAAAGAATAGCCCCGCTCCAGTCACAAGCTGAAAGCGGGGAGTGTTTTCAGAACAAGGACTGTTGGCGCGGCTGGCTTGCCTTCAGTTCCTCCTCGAAGTACCGAATGTGATTCTCAATCATGTGAGAGCCAAGATAGAACTCGGCGTTATAACCAAATGAGAGGTCGTAGGCACTGCACGCCTTATCGCCTATTGTTTGAAGGTCATGGAGGAGAGCTTTGCTTTCGGCAAGGTCGGCCTCAATTTGTTGAATGGTACGGTGTTTCATGCTGTTTGTAAGTAAGAGGCATCGTCAAAGGAATGCAACCCCCGATATTCACAAACTATCGGGGGTGCGGAATAACGCACTACTGGTTGCGTTGATACTCCTCGTCCCCAACTTCGCGGACATAACAGACATGGATTTCGTTGCTGGTATCGTCCCACATGATTTCGGGGGAGTGCATTGCAATGACCTCAGCTTCGTTCTCAGTTTGGGCTTCAACGTAGATTTCGCCATGAGTTTCCTCAACCAAGACCACGCGCCATTTCTTCAT